CAAGCCATCTCGTGTGCTTCAGCTACCATGTTGATCTCATCGAGCTGTAAGTAGCCCTTAGCCATCTTAGCACCATACTCGCCATTAGCATCGGGACCTACTGTCTCGTTGTCGTACTGGTAAGTAGCTGCTACATCGCCGGTAACACCTGCAACAGCACCTGTTGCATAGTTGATTGTTCCAGCTGCTGCACCTGTTGCATCAACAAGGTTGCCTGCGCCGTCATCAACGATCTTTGTAACTGCGCCAGAAGCGTCTGTTACTGAAAGTGTAACTGATCCAGGAAGTACAGGAACATAAGCAAGAGTAGAAGCATCAACTGCCTCATTCTTTACTACACGGCCTGTGAAGTTAGGGTCCATGCCCTGACGGTTAACAAAAGGAGAAGAAAGGATTGTACCCTTCTTAGTCTCGCCCTTTGTATTCTCAGCGATGAACTTGAAGTAAGGAATCAGCTGCTGACGTGAATTCATTGCAACTGAACCAAATACGTCTGTGATAAGAAGCTTCTGAACGAACAGAGGAAGGAGCTCGAGGAAATCAGGACGAGCTGCGATGTTGGAAGTATTTGTAGCAGCTGTGATCTTGCTAAGCTTTGTAGCGTTAGCTCTAAGCTGCATTGCAAATCTCTTCTGCTCAGGTGTGAGCTTCTGCATTGTTGATGATACTACAGGTCTAGCGGCCTGACGTCTCTGTGCACCTGCTGTGATGCTTGTTCCTGCATTGATTGTAGAAGCGGGACGAGCATTTACAGGTTTCTTTGTTGTCCTAGTAATCATAATGAATACCTCTCCTGTATTTTATTTGTCAGCGCTTACTGCAAATGACACTCAAGCAACTTTACATTGAAACTAACCCGGCGTTGTACCCTTCTACTTCATCATCATTGAGTTCATCTTCAATGAAGTCATCACCTTCAATGAATTCTTCCTCTTCAAATGACGGAGCAGCGGCAATGTTGCCTGTGTTAGTACTTGAGATCATTTCTTGCAGATCTTTTACTGACGTTGCTGAGTTTACTGTTAAATTAGAAATGTGCCTACCTAAAGCATTTGCATAAATGTTAGCATACGCTTTTTGGTATTCCAGTAACGCTTTCTCTGAAGCTTCAACTCTGCTTCTAAGCTGCTCGTTTTCATCTGAAAGACTTGCAACTTTTCGTGAAAGTTCTGTCTTAGCGACGACGGTTTCGTGCAACTGAGACTTAACTTCCTCAATTGCAGAATCTTTTTCAGTTAAAACATTACTGTGCGCTTCTATCTTACGCTGATATTTAAGGTTAGTTTGTTGTGCGCTCTTAATCTCTTGGCGTGCAGCAACGAGCTTACCCCTTATATCACGTAATTGCGAATTCAACTTATCGTTAGCTGTTATTTCTTCCTGGAGGGATTCTTTTGCATCTCTGAGCTGATTTGCTGTAATTCTCTTGTAATGCTTCAATTCTGTTTTAGCAGCAACGAGCTCTTCCTCTTTAGAATTGCTAACTTCCACTATATCCTGCTCAAGATCAGAAATCTTCTGCTGAGCATCTACATATAAATTAGTAAGTGCATCAACTTTCTGCTCAAGAACTTGCATTGCTACTTCCTGTACAGTATTATCTGCATCTTCTGTCGGAGCTGCAAGCTCTGCAATTCTGTCTGAAACAATTCCGTACTCTTCTGAATCAGGCACAAACTGTTCCCGAATAACTTCGAGTGCCTCTGAGCTGCTGATATTCTTGAGTTGAGAATTGATAGCAGCACATACCTTCTTGTATGCTTTCTGCTTCTTTGAATCTGTCGATGCTGCAATTTCTCTGAATTCAGGAATGCAATCATTGTACGCAGGGAATGTTACAAGATCGAAACCTCTGAATACAAATGTATCAGGGTCAACTTCTTCTCCTGTAATGTCTCCGGCACCTCTGATTGAAATGCCGAATTTAACTCCTGCGTCAGTAAACGCTTTAACTATTTGTCCTGCAGGAGTATCAACGAGATCAAATGTTCCCGTTACTTCACCATTGTCTTCGAGCTTGCAATCTGTCATTACAATACAACCACCATGCTCGAAATCCATGCAATCTATATCAGCGGGGTGCCCAAGAAAACCTATGTAATGGCGGTTCTTCATTGCCCTCTTATATTCTTCTGATGCAAACAAATTCTTGAAGAGCTGTTCTCCTAAGTGCATATCGTTGTTATTAACAACATTTGCGTCACAACATTTACCTACAAACTGTCCTATGACGGAGAACGGCTTCTTAGTTTCTGCCTTTACAGGCGTCACCTTCTTATCTTTCATAATCAGTCCTCCTTATGCTTTTTCAAGAGCATGCTTTGTCATCTTGACAAGTCCGCCAAGTGCAAGAGTCTTGATAAGCTCTTTTATGATGCCGCCTTCAACTTCTTCTTGAATGACATCTTCAACTTCGTTGCCAAGCTCATCATATCCTTCTTGATTAGCTTCTTCAATCTCTTCAATAACATCTTCGTCAACTTCAACTTCAGCTGACTGACTTGCATCTAAAACATAGCTGCTGTCACCGATGTTAACTATAAGCTGATCTTCTTTAGAATCATCAAGTACAATTTCTACACCTTCGAGCTCTTCTATTTCACTTAGAAATGCGAATAAAGCTGAAGGAGTTAATACTAGCTTGCTCATATCAATTCTCCTTAGTTGAGACCTTTTACAAACTTGATAGCAGAATCTACTTCTCTGAGAGCTGTATCAATATCATCGATGATTCCTTCACCATCGCATGCATTGAATGTATCATCGTCCATCTCCTCAAGAGTATTATAAGCTGTCTTCAACGCATTTCTAAGAATTTGCATTTGCTCCATATTGACGTTCACATTGTTACCATAAGGTCCGGTAGCGGATCTGATCTGACGTTTCATTTAGATATCCTCCTTATTAGCTGCATCATAAGCATCATCTACAAATAATTTCGCCTCAATTAAGTAATTGGCTATATCATCTCCATGGATGGCCTGATAAGTATCGTTATCACAATCCTGAACGAGGTCGGCAAGCTCGTCAATCTTTTCTTTGATCAGTCTGATTGTAAACTTGTCACCATACCTGTTGAACGAAGCTTTTATCTGTCTTTTCATGTTACAATCCCTTTCTTATAAAATAACTTTCCACTTCATGTAACCTTCTTGTGGATAGAGCTTATCTATACCTCCAAGCTGCTCAAGCCCTCCTAGCTGGATCTTCCAGATGACTTGTGCAATCTGGTTAGTACCTATCTTGATTATATTCTGCTTAAGTATCTGTCTATTTGCTTCTACAGACATGTCCCAGTTATCTTCATCAGGAGGAGCTATCCTGTAGCCTGCAAGCAATCCATTCTCTCCTGAATTACCGTGCCATGTAGGAGTAGACCATAAACCTACCTCAGATATGAATATGTAATCCTTTCCTGACTCTCTGAACTGAGCAAGAGCTCCTGTTGATATCATTGCTGAAAATACTACGTCAATTGTTTTAGGATACTCTGACTGATACTCGGGAATAACATCTCTAAATGTTATCTTAGATCTCGGGAACGAATCGGATATGAGTTCGCAGTTAACTGATAGCTCAGATGTTCTGTCTTCAAACTTAGGGCCAAGTCCTGTATATTCACGGCCATTCATGAGTGCCCTGTCGTATCCATCTGATCCATAACCAGGAACTTTCAAAAGATAGTCTACAAATCTCTCTTCTTCTGTCCCCGAAATTTCTCCTATTCCTGCAGGTAGTCCCTCTTCATCTTCTTCCTGGCTTGAAAGACCCATTGTTCCCAATGATATGTACTGAGGAACCCATTGACGAAGAAGTTCGCCATTGGTCATGATGCCTTCACCCATCAAGAAATGTCCCACACCTGTAAGAAGTGTGTTTGTAGCTGCATTATGTCCTGTATGCTCGGAAACAACTTTACCTGTAGCCTGATCTATAACTCGAATTGAAACATTATGTCTCATTCCAAGACTTTTTGCAATTTCAATCACGCTTTTACTCATTGACTCTCCAATCAAGGAATTTCACATGTAGTTGACTCTTCATCATGATAGAATGTCTGCGTTGTCCTGTAAGAATTGATACCATCATATACACCGAGTGTATATTCTTTAGGTTTAACTTCTCTTGGATCTGTGGGCTGCTGTGGATCTACTCGTCTATGGAGATTAGGATGTGTGTATCCTAATTCATCTTTAGCTTGCTCTTCTGGAGTAACAGGCTTAGCAACACCTTGTGCAGTTTTGAAATCATCTATCTTATATTCAGCCATCGAAGGTGATCTCCTTATCTAGAAGATATAGAAGGTTCATTGTTGAGTATCAATTGATGAATCGAGAAATGAACAGATAGCTTCTCTGCGATTAAGGAGAGTATCATAAACGGTGTTAAGGCATTTGAGTTTATGTTCTGTCTCGCTTAATTTCGTATCAATGCTACTTAGATCTTCTATCAGCTGACTACGGACAGCTTCGGGAATAGCTACAGGAGTAGCAACTAATTTGATCTTAGGTTTGCGTCCAGGTTTCTTTCTCGGATTAACTTCCTGCACCATCTCCATACTTTCGTCTACTTGCTGCTTAGCAGAAGCAGATATCACTGCCTGTAAAGCTTCTTCACAGATCTGATCATCAGTCTTAGTTATCTCTCCCATAAAAATCCTTCCTTGATTACTCTGTTACATCTTTAACTTCTATGTCACTTGTCTCTTTGTTTACTACTGTATATTTAGAATTATTAGGAGCCATTGAAATAGCTTCTCCCATCTGTCCCATAACAGGATTGACTTGAGGTTTACTGTCAAGGATAGTTGAAGTCCTCTCCGGATCAAACTGGTAGACATCATATCCAAAGGACTCATCAAGCTCCTTGTCGTATCTGAGGTTGAATTCTGGATAATCTGAATGCTTGAGATAGTTGTCAGGATATACTACATTGACATCTTGAGGTCCGTAACCTAAGCTGAAAATTGGATCAGGTACTTCTCCAGTAGAAGGTATCAAGGCCTTGACGATATGCTCATTATTTGCAATCTGAAGTGAATAGAGTGTTCTGTAGCCGGGATTGATAACATGTGAAGGCTTCTTTTCAGCATCAGAATTTCGATAGTAAACATCTCGCCTTGTTTCCATGTAAGGCTGTCCATCATTAGTTACCATTCTCTGCATACTAGCATAGTCAGCCCTTCTGTAGTGTCCTACTCTTGTAGGACCTACTGGAACATTCAAGTCATTGGCATTTGTAAGACGCGCATCAACTGATATCTTAGTTCTAGAGTCTACTCTTACACCGGAATGTGTGAAGCAATACATTCCAATAGGTCTTACATACTCAAGGCAGACATCTGTTGGAATGTTTTCTGCAAAATATACAATGTCTATATATCCCTCTTTAGTATGGGAAGTTACATACACAGAGTTCACAGGAATTGATGTATCTGCAATTCTATCTTCGTAAGCAGAATTCTCTTTTGCATAATCATTCAAGTTGAATTGAGCTAAGTTAAGTTCAGCTGCAAGTGTAACACCTGTTTTAGAGCCTCTGTTCCGTATAAGAGACATGAAGTAAAGGATAACAAGACGATTGAAAGCTACTGAAACTCGGTCATCGTACTTGTATCCTTTTGTATCTCCGAGCATCCATAATAGAGAAGCCGGACACCTTTCGGGGTCCAGCAAATCTACTAAGTTCTCAGTATCAAATTGCAGCTGTTCAAAACATAACTCAATCCACTTAAGGAAGAATCTGAAATCTGAACTACGCTTGTATACTTCAGGTACAGGAATGGTTGATATCTTCATCTAGTTCACTCCTCCTTACTTAACTATGCACATTGGAGCTACTCTGATGTTATTTGAAGTATCTCCCGGATCAAGATATCGTGCAAATGATATGATGTTGAAACACTCTATGTCGCAATCTGTCCATGTAATGACATTATTGTTAATAGAACCTGCATCAAAGTAAGAAATTCTGCTGTCTACTTTGTTAACAACATCTACTATCTCTGTGATAGTTGGAAGCTGTCCATAACTTCTATTTGCAGGTGAATAGAAGAGAGCAAGTGCCTGTTTTACTTCAGACACAAGTGTGTCTGCAACATCTTGTGCAACTGGCTTGGCTGTATATATCTGACCTACTATGTAGAAATTGAATATTCTTGAAAATCCTACTTCAATGTCTACACCAAGTCCCTGAATAGGGCTCAAGTCTTTCTTAAGATATGTGATAAACTGTGCCGGTGGCTTATAGCGTGTGAACTTAGTTGCGTTTAATATCTTGGCCTTACTTATATTACCATTTCCAAATGAGCTGTCTTTGAAGTCATTATGTATTGCGAAGCACATTGCTGTACCTCGTTTGAAGTTAGTTGAGAAGACATACTTCTGAGGATCGGACGGATTAAAGCCTAAATTCAATACAGCTCCCCAATCAAAATCATCTGACCCTTGAGGGAAATCGTAGTTAGTAATATACATCTTTGACTTCTGACTTGTTGTCAATGTATCGTCATTGTATATGCTGAGATTATATTCAAGAGCTTTCTGGCAATCTATAACGACTCCGCTATCAACTCCTGCCGATCTATTGAGCGCTCTGTTGTAATCTGGAAGAGTAATTAAGCTATCATATGTATTGATGTAATTCCTTGAATTCAGATAAGCTTCATGTGCGGTCTCAGGACTTGCACCTGTTACTGTATAAGTATGTGGAAGCTCAACTGTATTCGAAAGATTTGATATAGTAATATCAGCTGATTCAAACTCGGTCGCTTGATCTTTTGCGAATACTAGATTAGATAATACATCTTCACCTACACAGCCGATAACTCCTGAGCAATCTATCCAGTAAACTATCAAGTAGTTACTCTCATAATTCTCAAGCTGATTAAGATAGTTAGAAACAGTTACCTGTGCATTTGAATAGTTATCATAAGTAACTGCGAATAGAGGCTCAGGGTCAATAAAATCTGCAGTACTTGGAACTTGCCTCCACTGAGTTTCGAGGAAGTCCTCAGTTGCAAGTGATGATTTAGCTTTGAGCCATACACGAGTTGTATCGATGTGCTGCGATGGAAGTGTTATCTTATAGTTGCTAGCCTTGACATCTGCAACAGATACGTTGAATGATCTAAGCTCGCCTTCAACTGCTACTCTAGTACACGACTCGCCGGGAGCTAATGTAACCGGATCATTCATTGCAAATACGTCAATGTTATCTGCAATGACCTGACGAGTACTTCTACTCTCTGTGTCGCCATAACTAGAAGTCATTGGAAGTATGTTATATGTGATAACTCTATCTTCATTTGTTATATCTGTATAAGCGTTAAGAGTACAGAAGTTAGAACCGTTGAAGCCTAAGTCGATTTTGATTGTATCTTCTGTATTATTTGTGAGGGTGATTTCCGTGCTGGCCGCTACATACCACCCGAGATCATATCCTATGAGGCCAAATATCTTCTCTGCATTCTTTCTTTGAGTTACCGAGGGAGCAAAAACCTCATTTGCCTGAATGTCAAGGTTAACACCGAGCATGTCAGCGATAGATGCCATGAATTTGGCAAGGACTACTCCCGGATCTGCATCTGATTCTGGTGTCCAGTTCTCTGTTAATGTAGGAACAAGTGACCAGAAGTCCTCCATTATTGAATCATAGTCTCTTGAACTGTACTTGACAATTCCTTTGTTAGTACTATTATCTGCCATGTTACCTCCTAAATACTATATCCTTTGAAATCATTTTCCGTAATATTCACAGATAGTTGATCTCCATATACTGTTTGAAGTGTTACTGTGAGGTTGAGCTTATTGAGATCAGCTGCTTCGTTATCTTTTGAATTTCCTGTGTAATGTAAGCCTCTTTCCACTGTCGTTGCATCTGCGTTTACACAAGGTTCCCATATTCTAAGTTGCTCAATTAACTTATCTTTGATGATACTCACAATATTATCTGTATTATATTGAAAAAGATACTTCCTAAGCCCTAATCCGTATGTCGGATTCATATATAGCTCTGTAGGCTCGGTAAGCATCAGAAGCTTGACTCTGTTTGCAATTGATTTTGTATCTTGCATTACAGATACTCTATTCCTAGCAACATCAAACATGTTAGGAAATGACCAAGAATTAGTATTCATTAAACACCTCAATCACCTGCAATTTCAATGCCGTATTCTACTGCACAGTAATGTTCTATTCTGCAACCTCTTGCATCTTTCCATCCAGAAACGAAGTAAGCAATATCAGCCTCACCAAGTAACTCGATGCACTGAGCTATTCCAGACATCTTGTTACCTTCGTCATAAGAATCAAGATAGCTCTTTATCAACTCAAGTTCCTCTCCGGGATATTTATTCTTTACAAACTCAAACGCTGCATTTCTTTCGTTTTGAATTTGGCATAAGTTTCTATCCTTCATTGGCTGACTTATGAATACTTTCTTCATTTTTAACTCCTTGTTAATTCAGTTATAATTGGGTACCATTGAAATAGCTTCCACCTGTTAGACCTATACAAACAAATTCAGAACTACTTGATCCAGAAGTAGATGTTAACATAACTACTTCACCTGTTGTAGGTAAATGAGGAAGAAGTACTGATGTGACCCAAGGTAGGTCTTCATCTCTTACATAAGGTGCTTTTCCTGACACTTGTTTGTAAGGTCCATGTATTGACGGTATTCTGACTTTTATTTTAAGAGTACCGTCATTCAAATATGAATTTTCTATTGCAAATCCGTATACTATCATCTTCCTATTTTCTCGTAGAATCCATTTGAATATTCTTGTCGTGTTTTATACACTTGCGAATTTGGGTCGTTATATCCTGCAGGAACTTCATAATCATGTATCCAAATAGACGTGGCCTGCCTTGCCCCTTCCGCTGTATCGGGTACACTTTTTATTTTGTTTAAAACTCCTTTGTAAGAAGTTTGCAGTTCGTGCCACAAGAAATCTAATTGTCCTGAGACATTTGTAGCCCAGTTACTTCCTACATATTCTTTCATTGCCGTCATACGACCGGCGTGCCATTGAGCTAGACCTGCAGAAGTTCCTTTGTCTCCAATGGCTCCTGTCCTAAATCCTGACTCAGCTTGCAGATTTGCAAGTACTCCTACTGCTGCTGCACTACTCAGCCCTTTGCCTTTGAGAAATTCATAAACCTGATCTACAGTAGCTGTTACACTCACACTAGCTGACTCAGTAAAGTTACCATACCAGCTGCCACCTTCAGTCGGGCTGAATATACCTGAAGCCATGAGTCCGGTCATGTTAAGTACCGAACCATCAACTTGTGCAAAATCTCCTGGATTTATCTGATAGTAGGACCTTATTGTGTTAGTCCAGTAATCTACGACAAGTTCTGCATTTGTTGCTGTTGAAATTCCTGCTTGTCCAAATACGGAATACATATTTGCCAGCATTCCTGTATAGTTGACGGCTGCGAGCTTTATGTGCGACGGAGATATAGAAGGTTTGTAGTCGGAACTCACATATCCAACAGTCCTGGCGGAAGCATCATATTTTGTAACTCCATTTGTATATAGACCCTGTATGTTTCTATACTCTTTCTTTGATGCAGTTGTACCATCTATGCTTTCCCAATTCGGAGAAAAATATCCTGCAATGAATGGAGTTCCGGTGCTGTAATGTTTGTTAGAAACAGTTCCTCCGTCATCTCCTACAATAGCTCTGAAAGATCCGCCGTCTGATTCAACGACGATTCCGGCCTTATCGCCTTTGTAAATGTTTTCAGTTTTCTTTGTACCAGAATATCTGAAAACTACAATATCACCAGCAGATGGTTCATATCCTCCACCATATATTGCTCCTTTGTGCCAAGTGCCCATTCCCCTAAGGACACCTACACGTCCTATTGTCGAAACAGAGTCCACATTCGGTATAACAATATTAAGTGAAGAACCAGCTCGTTTAGAACATGCTACTATGAAAGCTGCAGACCATCCATTGGGCCCAATGATTCCTGTTTCTCCGACTACCCATCCTTGCCCTTGTCCTACGTTTTCTTCTGCAATGTTAAGAAATGTTTCAAGTGCCGTTTCTGACGTTGCTCCCATGTATGCACCAGGATTATGAATGAAGCCTGTACACATGTATGTATCAAAATCCCATGCTCCATATCTCTTGTATCTTTCCTTAAGTGTGAATGAGCCGTTTTCTACTTGTGATGTCAATATTACTTCGTCACTTAAGAACGCTTCAATTATGCAAGCGTATCCTTCTCCTCCAGCTTGATTGCTGAAACACATAGCTGCGCCTAATTCAGGAGCCATATCGCAAACACATCCTCCGCCTCCTGCAGCTACCCACGAACCGGGACTACCTTTAGGTAAAGGGCAGCAATCTTGACATCCCATTATTTCTGCAAATCTGTTGTAAGCATATGAAGTATTGGTTAGAGGGACATCTCCAAAGGGGCTGTATCCTCCTCTTCCTTCATATATGTAATACATATCATAATCTTCTTCGAGTTCTTCCTTACTGACTTCTCCTAATTCAATTAGTTCTATGAGTTCTTCAGGAAGGTTTTCTTCTACTGGTTCAATGATAGGTTCTTCGAAACGAGGTTCAAATTCACCTTCGCCCTCAAATGAAGAGAAATCCATAGCATATTCTTCATTTCCAAATCCGCCTTCAGCGCTAAGAAGTTCAGAAGGAAGTCCTGTTCTCGCCGTTCCGTCTACTACAACTGCTGTGTGACCACCATTTCTGTATATAAGAATATCACCTACATGTAGATCTGTTTGTCCCTCTACATAAGTTTCATAGCCGAAGTAGCCCGTAGCCATCAGGTTATCTACCATACTTTTGCCGTTACCCGTAGCTGTATTGAATGTACTGTTACCTGTACCCTGTCTTACTGCATAGCTTACAAGTGACGAGCAATCTGCATAGGTAGTTCCACCATAATTAACACCATTCTTGTATACACTATCCCTACTACTTTGGCTATACTTGATGTTAGGATTAGCAATAGCTGCATTGACAGTTCTTGCAATAATAGCTGCAGTCGCTGCGTTGTTTGCCCTGACTACATAACACCCTGCCCATTTACCCGATGCATTGAATTGTGTCTGTGATATACCGTATTTACTTCCAGCTGTGTTTATATATGTAGGCATAGCTTATACCTCATTCGTATTCAAATTTGAATAAACTTGGAGTAAGTAGTTCATCTAAACATTCTACTCCGCCTAAGGGTTCATTGAGCCATAGGGTCATTCTATCTGCAAAATTACTCCATCGAATCAATCTAGCTTGTTGTGCTGTACAATATAAGCCTGATTTATCAATGAGACCCCATCTGACAAAATATCTGTAATAGAGTTCAACAATTTCAGATGCCAGCTCTCCATCTACAGTTAAGTCTGTCTCTAGCCATACACCGAGTTTTGGAGGATACTTTGCAACTACGAAAAAGAACCAGTATATTTCTTCTTTAGCTTCCTGTAGAGATCTAGCTCTAGTTACAGTACGAAGTGCCCAATGAGATCTAGCTTTTATGACTTTTTCCATCTGTACCTTAAGCGTCTTACTCTTATAAGGCTTAGTATAATGATGATCTTTGTCGTAAAGCTGTCCTGCAAACATCATTAGACCTACACAACCCATGTTGCGTAAAGCAATACAATCGAAATTAGTTTCAGCTTCTGGTTCTATTATGGCCATGAAGGGCTTGATAGCGCCCACTGCAATCGAACTCTGTGCTTTAAGAGCTTCACTTTCAGAAGATACTCTAGCTGCTGTAAGCCTTTGATTTATTTCGCCAATATCTACTTGGTGATTACCTTCTTGAAAGATGTTAATGCCTTCTTCTAGTTTCAGTATGTAATTGCGTCTGCATATGTCCTCAACTAAATTAGCAAGAGCTGAATCAATATCTCCTTCATTCCAAGTATCAATTGGTGCATAGTAATCAGTGCAAACTATCTGCACAGCAGTATCATCTATGTGAGAATCACCATAAGCAGACACCCCGTACATTTCATCTACAAATAATCCGATAGTACCACTTCCTGCAATAGCGTAATGATATGCAGTAGAGCCTGATGCAATCATCTCAGCGACTTCATAGATGTCGCAAGCTAGTCCTAATGACTTAATAGTTATGCAATTCACATAGCTAGATCTATAGAAAAAATTTGGAGTTATTCTATTTACATAATTAGCAAGTGCTGAGTTAGACATCAATCTCCTCCGGTTTCATTGAATGGAATATAGTTTAAAGGACGCTTTGAATTGAGTTTCTTTATTACTGCTCGCGACTTAGCTGTTGACTTAACTTGCGAAGCTTTTGTTTCTGCAAACTTATCATAGATATTGTCACCAAATATTGCCTTCTGCTCATCAGTAAAAGAAGTTATCCTAGCACCATTCACTACATATCCTTGTTCTTGTGCACCGTCTCGTCTTACTTCATAGAGTCCGTTGAGAATATCTGATGGATTCTGCTTGTAGTAAGTGAAGTTATTGATTCTTACTGGATAGACGCTGTTACCTTTCCACAAAGTGCAGTATTCAAATATGACAAATCCATCTGCTACTCCAAGCTGTGCTCCTTTTTCTGCATAATAAGATTTCGCGCAAGTTAGCTCTTTAAGATTTCCATATCTTAATACTTCAGAAGGATTACACTTAACATTAACAACAGCTCGTCCATTGCTAGCACCTATGTATACTATCTGACCATGAAATAGATTGTATACATTATCGCACAATACACGAGCTGAAAGAATTTTTGATATATCGTCTTTGTTATCGATTACACTCCCAGCGGTTCCGGTAAGTATATCAATCATGACTTCTATTCTCCTTATGAAATTATATTACTTTGTTTCTTCTTTATCTTCTATGATAGCTGATTCAACTATCTGTATTACTCCGTCTACTGAAACTGATGTGTAGCCTGCTTGTTTAATGTCCCAGAGCTGCTGCAGAATTCTATCTGCATCTGCAATTACTTTTGCCATTTACTTTGTCTCTCCTCTTATTTATTTACATGTATATCTTCCCATGTAGGATATAATGTTCCGAAATCAACTTTGCCTGTTGACTTGACATTTGATGTCTTTGTATATCCTGAAGACAATCCATTTGAACTTCCTGATATAAATATTCCCATACCAGACGCAACTTGGTTAGCTGAGCTGATAGCAAGTCTCTGCAATGTAAGAACTGTGTAGTACGTTGTTGATATGATGTGGCTTACTGACATGATGTTGTATATTCCAGAAACTGGAGATAAAGTATTTCCTGACATCACTATGAGTGAAACTGGCTGAGCAAGCGCATATTCTTCTGTTGACCCTGCAATAGTAACTGAAAACTGTCCTGAAAACTGAGTTGCAAGGGCATTTATATCATTTATTATGTTAGCTGTCTGAAATACTTCAGGAAGTGAATTGCTCCAGCTATTTGTAACTGAAGTCGAATCTACAATCGTCTGGCCTGTTTCGTCAAGTGTGAAGCCTAACGTAGAGAAATTCATGTCTGACATATTGTAAGCTACACCATCATATGTTCCCGATATAGCTATAATGTTTGTGTCAGCTGTTCCGTACTTAAGAGCTCCACTATCATGTGTAAGCTGTAAGGAAGATGTATCTTTGTAGTGAATTACTCCTGGTTTCGTCATTGTAGGCTCATCTATCCAGAATGAAAAAGATGATACTTGAGGTGTCTTATCAGTCAAGCTAGTTTTCAAGTAGTTTTTAACTGATTCAGGAGCTATGTTATTCAAAATAGAGCTAAGCTTTCTTGAACCATTCTTAAGTCCTGCAGCATCTCTGGACGAATTGTACGATTTAGAAAGCTTGAGTAATCCTGGAAATGCATCGAAATCGTCTTCAGAAGTATTTGTTGGTTTATCCCCTCTAACATATGACAAAAAACTTGTCGTGAGTGCATTGTGATTTACAAGTGTAGGTGCATCACTATGGTCTATATCAAGTGTATAATAACTATCAGCTTTGATACCCTTTGCAAGTCCTTCCAATACAGCTGACGGCTGAACGTATCCTGTAAGTGCTGGAATATGCAATACAGGCATAGATGCCTTCATAGCCTGTGAAGCGTATCCTGTGAGGACATATGACATGAACTGCCCATTAACTGCAGCTTGGTATGTAAGAGTCCAGCCTTGATAAGAAAGATAGCTTTCTACTTTACCTGTATCATCTAGCCAACCAAACATAAATGAAACAGGGACTCCGCTTGCGTTTGCGTATCCTTCGGTTTGAGCTGCACTGTAGATGAGGGCTTCAAATGCAGCAATATTCATTTTTCTTGATTGTCCACCACCTACAGTAACTTTCAATGTCCAATTAGTGTAGCTGTCAACTTCTGAGTTATTGAGCTCCAACTGGCAAAATGGGCTAGGTATTTCCAAACCATAGTCATTGATAGAAAGTCCTGCAATATGGAATGCGCAAAATGGCATCTTCTTCATATATTACTCACTTCCTAAGTTGATACTGTTTACAGATACTGGAGCCAGAATTTCACCATTATTGAATAAAGTTGAAATATTCTTAGGTATCCTAAGTGTCGTTCCTCCAGGAGCTGTGTATCCATCAGCAATATTATTGAAATAAGCTATGACCCATGCATAGCTAGCTGAGCCTAACTTGTCTTGAGCAATAAGGTCAAGTCGGTTTGCAAGTCTTTCAGGTACGTTGTAGTAGAATACATCGTTGAGGCCTGCATTTGTTTCAAAGGGATTAGCTGTTTCAAGTGCAATGTATCTATCACTTGACAATCCCTGATGTATGACTTGTCTTAATCCTCTGTATCGGGAGATGTGCTGATAATCACAACAGTATGTATACTGAATATCATCTCGTTCAATTTCTTTGTATGGAATTAAGGTGTTGTAGTTTGTATTCATCCTGTAAATCCTCCAATGATATCCATCTTCCTTACTTGTGAATATGACAGCGGCTTCTTAGATACTTCTGTAATTGACAGTGTAAGTTCGCATGCTAGATACCAACCGTCTAATCCAATAGGACCGCTCCAATGAGGTTGTACTTGTGTCATAACACCTGATATAAATGTAGAGCCATGTATGTAAAGTGTCACTGTTGGAACATTTACAGAAGCTCCATCAAATTCAGGATAACAACAAGCTTCGCAGAATCTAACAAGCTCGTTGGCTTTTCCATCTCTATGATCTCCTGTCCACATATCTCGATGAAATTTAAAAGTAAGACTCTGTTCACGGGGTCCTGAGCTTTCATATACTAGCCAAGGTTCATATTGATACAGCGTCTCTTCCATACTTCCATAATTAGCAGCCCTTGCATATTCAATTTCTTCAGGATAGCAAGGAAAATCTATTACTGTATCATCAATAGATGAATAGAGCTGCACTTCTCCCCAAGGTATCATGAAGTGACTGAATAGATTTGAATTATCAACTGTTGCACCTAGCGAAACTACTGGAGGATTATTTGCTCCTGCAGCATAATCGCTGAAAGTTGAAGGATTGATTAAACCTAAGTTCTTCAGATCTTGCATTGTCCTTTGATAGACATAGGGTGAAACAGTCTGCCCATTACCAATCATTGCCGAAGATGACGGAACTGTAATAGATGAAGGAATTCTAAGAGTTGAGTCAAACGTATTAAGAACTGAAAACACTCTCCATTCGTCTTCCGACATGAGACAAGCCTTTTCATATGCTTCACTATCAGACGTAAGTGTATTAAGAAGTGCAGCTTTACGATTCTTGCTAACATCTTGCGGAGTTTTGAGTACATTCTCCCTCAAAGCTTCTCCAAAAGATATAGTTTTGTCGGTTTGCCAGAGTGAATAATTTTCAAGGAGTTCATATGGAGTAGTAGCTATATCTGCAACTCTACGCATAAACTCGCTATCCATTGAATTTATGAGATTTTCTCTCTGCTTCCTTGTTTCAATAATACGTGTATAACCTTCTTGCTGACGTTGTGTTTCTTCTTCTACTCCGTGAGCAAGTGCCATTGTGCCCTTGTCATACATATTGGACAAGTTAGTCCATCCTTGTCGAGTAAGGTCAACAAATTGAGCTGATTTGCCGTTGATCCAATCGCTACATTCTTTAGCTGTTGCAGGCAATCCCTTTGCGATGCCTTTACACATATTGACGAACCGTTCACCTGCATTAGGAGAACGATCTGCTTGATTTGCAACAAGTACTGCATCTGTGTTTCTAGATCCGACTACTTGTGATATGTCTGACAGTGTAGTTGATTTATCTATTGTCAGAAACTGCATGCCGGTCTCCTTTCTTTATCCATTAGTTAGAATATCAGATGAAGCAAGCCTCAGACTCTTAATGACATGAGGCTCGCCGAACATTGTAGGTACTCTATCATAAGTTTTTGCAGATTGCTTCTTAAGCCATTCTGTACTTATAGAAAGACATTTTTCTGCAAGCTGCTTGTCGAACGTGTCGTAACTTATGAGAGGTTCTTCTCCTGTTAAGTCATACAAGTAACTTATGTCCTCTGCATCTGAACTATAAGTTGTTGTGTTACCTAACATGTATGAATATATCCAATCAGGAATAACGTCAATATCACTGTTGAGATAGCTTGTCAATTTATATTCAATTGAAGATCTAAGCTCATCATACGCTTCTTGAAGCGAACTATCAGGACAATAGTAGAAAGTATCAAAATAGTTACCTTCTCCTATAAAGGCCTCTATCATCTCTGCATCGGTTATCATATGATAAGGATAGTTAGGAAGATATCCGAGATCTATGTACATTATTTTTACAAGATCATTTGTAAACATCAGCCGCCTATTGAACCTCCGTAGAATAGATGATAAGAATCTGTCTCCCAAACAGGAATTGATGTCTGGTCTAAGTTATTAGGAACAAGTGTTGTCTTTGAATGGTATGCAATTGTTCCTCCGGTAGTTGTTTCAGGGTCGTACTGGTCATATGTATTTGTTACACATGAGAACGATGTATCTGTCATGTACCAGATATCATCCGCAAGATAAGCTGTTGTAAATGTTCCAGTTACTTTGAGTGGTCTTGTAAGAGATGAAGTAGGATAGATAAGACCGGAACCCTGCGGCAATGTGAAGTTACCTACAATCACCTTATCTCCTGGGTCAATATTATCTGTTGAATTGTTAGCAACAAGCAATCCACATCCTACAATGTCACCTGTACCTGTAAATGTTATGCTCTTAAGTGCTGCAAGATAGTGACTGTCATTTACAGCTGTTCCGTTCTCTGCCCAATAATCAGTCTCTGTAGGAATGATAGGAGCATCAAGTTCGGATACAGTCATATGATCTACAACAAGATTTGGATCATCATCTTCATATCGCTGATACCAGAAGTTCATGTCCTCCATTCCAGTGAATGTTGTTTCTGAATCAGTAGGACGTTCGCAAGTCCTGATATAGTTGATAACCTGTGCATCGTAGTAGAGATTTGAACGATATATGTTGATTACAGGTGAGCCTTCAATTACAGGATCAATTCTTATCTTAGCACAATCATAAATGTTGATTGTTGTTGTCTTTGTAGCTGTGCCTGAAATATGTAAGCAAACAGCTGTGTTGAATCTTGAATCAATATCGGCAAAATTGATAGTTGCTTCTTCCTCTTCTTCTGCTTCGGTAAGTGAAAGATAGATATTGATTACGTTAGGGCTTCCTGAATCAAGCTGTTGCTGATTAGGAAATGCAACACGCTGATTGACGTATTCTGCAATATATGTCTGAAGTTCAGATGTTTCTACACCTGAAGGCAATGTGAGATCTTCTGCAAGCTGATATGCAAGAGTACCTGAACGAAGTAATCCGTAGTCGATAAGTCTTAAGTGACCTGTTGAATCTCTTGTAACATATCCATAATCTGTAAGATCTTCGGAAGCATTAAGGAAACCGCCAATGGTTGTATCATCTGCAAGTGGAATTTCTCCTGTGATCCAAACATAGTCTGACCACTCACGCTTCCCTGCTGTATCTACTACATAGTAGAAATTAGCAAAATGAACCTCTCCGGTTTCTTCGTCTTTATTGTAAACATATCTTACTCTGTAATAATCTTGTCCAGGAGTTCCTCTAGGTGCATCATCTTCAGTGAAGAATTCAGGATAAAGCGTTGGATCAGTTGTATCAGGTTCTGACTGCCTCTTAGACTCTGCCCATTCAAGCAATCCAAGTTCTACACCTATGAGGTCTGAAGGTACTTCGTCAGAATCTTTTACTGTCTCTTTGTACTTGATTGATTCAATGATTCCAGGAAGCACTACATACATTGTTGCAGGTCCTCTAACACCGTCACTTGCAACATCACCCGATGTGTCTCTACCTACAAGTACATAATCACCTACATCCCATGCAGGATTGATAGAAGGAAGTGCATCGTCATCACCCTTTGTTTCCATATAAAATACTTGCTTGCCGTTGAGAGTATTTCTGAACTCTTCTATCTTATCTGAAAGTCTCTTGACCTGCTGTGTATACGACTTGTTTACAAATCCGGGAGTATTGCTTGCATAATCTGCTGTAGGAATTTCGAGTATCTTAGGAGCGTAGTACTCTTCATTACCATCCTCGTCGGTCATTCCTTCAACTTTCTTATGAGGAAGAACGAAGTAACCTGTGTCCCCAGAAGTAATGAATATTGCTTCATTGTAACCGGGCTTCACAAGAGTCCTCACAGGATTATCATCCCAGACGATCATTGAATCTGTTACATCTTCCCACGTATCATTTCCTGTTTCGGGATCTTTTCCTTTTCCTGCAAAAGCATACAGCTTCTTAGGATTAAGGCCTTTCTTTGAAACGTATTGGTTAGAAATGATAGATTCAAACTGACTGATTCTATTCGCAGATAAGAATCTTAATTTATCTGAAAGGTTCCTAATGCTTGTTATATTATTATTGACGAAATTGAATGTTGCAAGCCTGATATCTGCTGTTACTTTGTTCGGATCATCAGGTGACTCTGAAGGAAGAATGAACTCTGTTGTTGGCAATACAACGAGCTGTATTCCTAAGTACATTTCGTCTTCATTTTCGACAAGTAATGAACCGGCTACTGTTTCCTCTGTTGCGTAGAAAGCTCTAATACCAACTGCAAGCGGTCCTTTAAGAGCTTCACGAGATTGCTCTTTCAATGTAGCATTTGCAGCAAGCAGATCAATGACCATTGGAGCTAATGTTTCAACATAATGGCCATTTACAAGCGCTCTACCTGGAGCTATCTTAATCGTGTATGAATTGATGAGGTTTCCTGACTCATCAGTATAAATAGATACTTCAAAATCGCTCATACTATGAACGAATGAAGGACCTACTTGATATTGTATGTTTGCATCGGTGGAAACCATTTCACGTGAACGGAGATTCCATTCAGTTAAGAGCTGACCACCATGTACACTATTGGATTGTGGAAAAATATTAGTGGAGCCCACTGGGAAAGTAATGAAATTCATGATATTACCTACGCTTTCTCATAAAAAGTTTTTATAGAAACCTACTTATATTAAAGGTGACGAATCGTTATTATCTCTATAACAAAAATAGGAGGAAACTACTATGTCACAGACATACACATATTACATTTGTACTAGAAATGAAGATTCAGGTCAGCTTTATCCTTTAGGACCTTATGATTCTAAGGGAACATTTCATAGTGCGTATCAAAGAGCTAAAGTGTTCTCTTCGCCTATCAAAGATCTTTTTGTCAAGTGTACTTTTGATGATATTTCACCTAGGCTGAAACAGGCACTAGACATTGAAGACGAATACTTAGATGAATCAAACATTGCTACACTTGATGCAGTAAATTTACCTGACGGACCTATTTGCAAAGAAGGATATTTTCTTATGGATGATATCATGCATTACAAGAAATATGGATATTCAGACGATATATTCAATGACTACTTAACATGTGATCAGTACGCAATGTATGCAGCTAATGGAGATTCCAGGTGCAAACTCTATTCTTATTTCAGATATATTGATACTATGTCAGCCAATTATGAAGGTGACTGCATAAGAAATATTGTTAATCTTTTCTTAGGTCACTGCAGTGAAGAAATAGTCATTCTTCGCGTTTTGTACTGATCATTTATCAAATTTCGTTTAAAATTCGTAGTGGTACTATCTTTCAGTATCATTACGAATTTAATGTGTTTTGACATTTTGTTGTGTTCTGCGCATATGCGAAACACAACAAAATCGTAGTGAATTTAATGTCAGGCGTAAAAACCGGTCGATTTGACCTAGAATGATAAACGAAATTACAAATATTTTTTATGTATAGCTAATTCTCTAATAATGAATCTTCTGATCCGGATGAACTATCCTTAGATGTAGTAGGTTTGGCCTCATATTCTAGCACACACCCATGACTTCGCTTAGTATCTTCTATGTCGCAGCGATCTATGCAAGCATGTAGTTCAGGAACATAGCTAAGTCTATAATGATTGCAATGTTTGCATCTATTATTCATATAATGATGGCCCCTTCTGTTTCTTTTCTACAAATGAAAGAAGAGAGCTATCATCTGTTCCAGCAATAGCTCTCCATAATGCTTTTTCTGAACGCAAACCGACAGATTCTCTTTTCATTATTTGAAATGCTTTTTCAGCTAACTCTTTTCGTGTCATGATACAGGAGCACTCTTGAAGACATACTTGGCATAACGTGTAGTGTCACCATACTTATCTGTGTCTTCTATCATGATTGTTCTGATATCCCATCCATCTTGACGAAGATTGAATATAATAGATGCAAGCCTAGTAGCTTTATATTGTTGTATAGCTTCCCACGATGTTATCTCACCATAAGTAAGAAGGTGATTCTTAACTTTACGCGTCTTTGTTTCCATCTCAGCCATGTCTGTCGATTCCTTTCTTCAGAGTACTATGAAAATAACTGCAGCGGCGGGAGTTGAACCCACGTCAAAGGAGTCAAAGTCCTCTGTACTGCCGTTGTACTACACTGCAAGGAGGTGCAGAACAAACAACTGTACTCAAATATACTAAACACAAAAGAAAAAGAAAAACGATTACATGAAAACTTATCAATACCATACAGCAATGCCGAAAACTTCGAGTACAGCGTATGCAAGGATTTGTTCTGCATACTACATAACGATTTCAAGTAAGCGTATCTAGGAAGTATGAAATACAGCATCCGCAATTGATCATTTCGGTGATGCTGTATGTATTAAAAGCTGAACCATCATTATTGAAATGATCAAATATGGATAAGCAAGTATCCATGTTTTCCCTGAATCTATCTAAGTCAATGAGAACCCATTCTGTAATGTTAACTCCATCACATGTCCAGCAGTAGAGATAGTAATCACCCAAACCTGCTTGTATCTTATGTAGTTCTGTCCGATTGCCGGAGGGCAAATGGCTTCTCAATGCAATGTCATTGTAGATATTACTCTGCCCTCTTCTTACTCTCAGTGCAATCCTCAATGTACCGAATACAATAACATCAGTTTCAAGATTCTGATCATCATGCGGTGAGGCAACATTAAATGAAACTCCGCGCCGCTTTACTTTATTGAAATCTAATAGAGGTACACAGCTATTCAATATAGCAATTTGTTGATCATAGAATGTGTCAGCCCATGTTTTGTTTTCTGTAAAACTCATAGTGATTGTCCTTTCTATAATCTATAACGATTTCAGAACAATAAAAAAAGCAGTTGCACCATTTGATATGATGCAACTGCAATGTTAATAGACATTGATTTACTTAATATTGGTTCTCTACAGAAGTTATGCCGAGACCCAAGCTGCTCATGGCTGTTGGGAGGCTCACGGTTGTTGTATTGTTCTCAATCTGGAGAATTGCTTCAGTTACAAGCAATATCTCTGACAAAAGTGCATTTGTTTGTACTTGCGGATCTTGTAAATTAACCATGTTATCTGTTAACGCTTGTGCAAGAGCAAATACTGCATCTCCTGTTTCACCTTGTTCAGCTGTTTTTATTGCCTCTATTTCATGAGCTCCAAGTGTGTCTCTATGATAAGCTGTATGATTGACGAAATAGTCGACCCATTGTTTGTAGAATTCTTTAAGCTGCTTGTTAGCTGCTTGTAACTCTCCTATCATGAGGTCTGTGTTTGTTATAAGCTGATCTTCTCTTAATATGATATCATCATTATAAATGTAGATCTGTTCCTGGTAAGCTGGGAAGTCTTCCTCGCACCATTTGATCATGTCGTCCCAGAATTGCTCTTCTTTAAGATCTCTTTCATGCTCATACATTGCAGCTTTGACAGCTTCCATTTCTTGGAACTTACCTTTAGCTTGTACTTCTGATAATCCGTAATCTTCAAGTGCAGCTCCCAGATCTTCTATGCCGTAATCAGCTGCAGACTCTTTCCATTCCTCATATGTCTTGCCCTCATCTACGAATGATTGCATTGTATCTAAGTAATCTTGCATCTTCTTAGCTGAAGCTGTTGTTATTGCTTCCTGTGCTGACATATTAAGTTCTGGATATGCGGATCCGCTGTTGTAAAGAGCCCTGTTACCTGTTGTGAAAAGGTCTCGCGTTATTGACTTACCTATTGTAGACCAGCTGTATTGTGATGATGCTGAGCTTGCAGCTGCTTTTCTTGAGCCTAGTATAGAAGTAGATACAATCTTCTTGAGTGCATCACCTGCAAGCTTGCCTGTTTGTAATCCTCTGAGAGTTTCATGTGTACTACTTATAAGACTGTATGCTGAATGTCCTCCGAGCAGTTCAAGATAACTCTTTGTGAGATGTAGATTTGTACCTCTTGTAGTCAGGTTGTATAACGTTTCTGCATTACCGTTACCTACTTTGCCTGCTTCAAGTAATGCTTTTATATCTGCGTTCATTGCAGCTGATTCAGCTACTGTAGCTGTTAGTGCTTCTACTTTTCTCATCCAGCCGAAAGGATTAAGCATTGTGAAGAGATTTTCAAGTGTGAACTGTATGCCCTGGAAGAGTTCAAGTGTAGCTCCAGTCATTTCAGTTGAATATGTGTTCTCCATTATCTCGTTAGCAAGCTGTTCTTCCCACATATGTTCCTGAATTGCTCTGGCTACTTCATTATCAAGTACATATGATAATCCTTCATCTATCATGTACTTATTTATCTGCTGCATTCTAAGCTGATCGGCTGAGTATACTGTCTCTCCTGAACCTAATAGAGCTAAGTTCTCCTGGAGGCTTGCACTATTCATGTCCATTGCAGAAACAGCTTGTGCAAGATAACCGAAGTCTATCCTTGACATCTCATCCATTGACATTCCGAATGTAGATGCAAGTCCTTCAGCTACTTCCATGTAGTTATCACCATACATGTTTTGCATCTGTGCAAGATTTGTAAACATCTCAGTGAAAACTGCCTTAGGATCTTTAGCCATTGCTTGTAAGAATGCTGTGTTAGAAGCTCCTGTTCCTGCAAGTGATCTAAGAGCTACAAGTTCAGATGAATTACCACCTGTTGCTGCATCTGTTATCTTCTGTACAATAGATGATGTTAAATCAGGAGCTATTCCTCCTACTATTGCTGAAACAGCTGTGAGTACACCTGATATCTCTGCTGTATTATTTGTATGTGCTGCTACTGATATCTTGCTAGCTGCATCAAATAATGTCTCTGCATTCTGTAAGCCTGTTGTGAAACCTCCTGCAAGTTGTCGGCTTGAATATAACAAGTTGCTTGCAAACTGTTCAAGTTGTTCATTTGCTTCTTGTATTGCTTCTGATTGTGATTTACCGTCTTTGACTGCATTTGCTGCTATTGAAGCATATGTAGATGCGTAGTTGAAGAATTCTTCTGTAGGTATTGCATTATTAAGAACTGTTGCTATGTATGCAAATTCTTCTGCAATAGCTCCTGACATACCAGCTTTAAGTACATTTCCGAGGTTTGTCATTATGTCTGCAGAAGATACTACAGAATCAAGCCCTTCGCTCTTTAATCTCTCCGCGTAGTTCTTCCATAAATCTTGGAAATCAGCTTTGTCATAGCCCTGTGTCTGATTGACTGTTTGTAGCATTGCTTCCCAAACGCTGTAGGCTTCATTAGCTGCATCTTCGAGTATCTTGAATGGAGCTTCAAGCATGCTCTCTATATCTTTCTTAAGACGTTCCTTCTCGTTCTTAAGACGTTCCTTCTCGTATGCTTGATTGCGGTTCATCGCATTTCCAATAGCTTCAAAGAACTGCTTGAAACCTTCAACTGCAGGAGTAACTGCTTCTGATAATTTATCTATTGCAATACCTGCTACAAGTGTTGTTGCTGTAAGTGTTGCGATAGCTGGATTAGCTTGTATTGCTGCGAGTCCCATGTTTGCAATAGCTGAAACTCCGCCTGTTAATCCTCCACTAGCGAAAGCAGTCTTAACTGTTTTGAGTACTTCGCCTATTCCTGAACCTTCGCCAAAAGCTTTAGCAATATCTGTAAACGACCCATCTTTCCATACTTTAGAAACCTCTTTTAGCCCGCCTGTAACTCCGTTAGTGAGCTTGTCTTTAGCTCGTCTGAATTCATCGCTGAGCTCCTGGCCGAATTCAG